ATATAGAATATAAATGGAATATATTAGTTGAGGCTTTATCGTTAGATGCCAATAAGGAGCGCATAAAACATTTAGCTCAAAAGTGGGGGTGTAATAATAAAAACGCGGATAAATACGCCAAATATATAGGTATATGTTTAAAAATGGATGGCAATAAATGGTGTGCATATTTAACATCGTTTGTTAATATCCAAGAATCACCAATAGGATTTGGAAATAATGCATTAGAAGCATTTGCGGCTTTATGCAAAGAATTGGGGCATAAAAAAGGTAAAAGAAATCCGACTTTTAAAGATTCGATAGAACGATTAAAAAAGATGAATTATGAAAATATTTAGCTTAATTGGGTATTTAATGGGTATTTTGATATGAAACATATACTGGATATGTGTTGCGGCAGCAGAATGTTTTGGTTTGATAAATCAAATGCAAACACAATATTTATTGACAATCGATATTTATTTACAACATTATGCGATGGGCGTAAATTAGAAATTAACCCAGATTATTTTGCTGATTTTAGGGATTTGCCGTTTGATGATAATACATTTTACTTAGCGGTTTTTGACCCACCACATTTAATAAATGCGGGTGATAAATCATGGTTAGCGCTTAAATACGGCAAGTTGCAAAACACTTGGCAAAATGATATTAAATTGGGTTTTGATGAAGCTATGAGAGTGCTAAAGCCCTGGGGAACATTGATATTTAAATGGAATGAGGAGCAGATTAAGCTCAAAGAAATATTAAAATGTACACCATATAAACCATTGTTTGGTGATAAACGAAATAAAACTCATTGGTTAGTATTTATGAAAGAAGCAGACAATGAAGCCTAAAGCTCGCAAATGGATAGAGGTTGAGCGTTATCAACAATTTGTTACTACGAATGAAGATTATACAATTTGGATTGATAATTTGTATGATATAAATGATGAACTAATTCATTCTGATAAAGACATAAGTGCTTTAAAAGCGTATGCACAGGAAAAGTATCAAATGAAAACATATGAGGAAATAATAACAAAAAATCCTAATGCCGCTTTTTTTGTTGGAGAAGATGAATATTATTGTTGTAACGAAGATGGTTATTCACTTATTGAAAATCTTAGAGACAATTATATTGCAGCTTGGGAAGAAACACCCAAAGTATATTTAGCCGTAAATAAACGAATAGCTACAGAAGAAGATTTTAAAAACTCCGAATATTATTGTAATAATTTTGATGTAGGGGATGTTATTTGCGATAAGGGAAAAGAAATTAATATTGACAACTTATGGAAAGAGTTACAAAATGAGAACATATGAAGAAATTATATTAGAGAACCCAAATGCAACATTTTTTGTGCATAACGATACTTCTGTAGTTTTTGAGCTTGACAATTGTTTACTAGATTGCGAAGAAAAACCAAATGTTTACGTTGCCATTGCCAATTTATTATCTCTAAATGCTAAAGATTTATTTGAAAATATTGAAGATCAATTAGTAGATTATGCTTATGAAGATTGGGCATTACCATATGATGATGAAGACGTAAAGGCTCTGCAAGAATGTATTGATAAAATTCTTTTGAAACATGAAAATTATAATACTGTTTATACGATAGGTGAAGAGATTAATATTGATAATTTGTGGAAGAAGATACATAATGAGGATTAAGTTTAATTGGAGGGATATTACCGAAAACTTAAGCACTCCTGCAGAAGATTATGGTTATTCGTGTTCTCGTGAAGATAATGACTGGATTCCGTGTCATGGTGACGATAGTATCTGCGATAGAAAATATTTAATGAAATTTGAAGCTCAAAGAATTTGCGAAAACCATTTTACAAAATTTGTAGAGGAGAAATTTAAAAATGACAACTAAACAAGAAATTATTGATACACTTAATCTTTTGAAATCTTATATTACAGTGAATTATTCAGAAGATAAAGACATTGATCCAAAATATATTTGTATCCAACTGAGGGATTTAATTAATGCGATCAATGATTATAAACCAAAAGTTAAACCATTAAAATGGCGAGAAAGTCAATTTGGATTGATTTCTGAAGATGGGTATTATAGTATAATAAAGTTAAATACAGGTAGCTTAGAATATAGAATTAGTCATGATATGCAAGAGTTACCAAATAATCCACATTACACTTTAGAATCAGCGATGGCAGCTTGCCAACATCATTATGAACAAGATATTTTAAAGGCGCTTGAATTATGAAAAAACAAATAACAAAAGAAGAATTACAAAAACTTATAGACAATTTTGATGTTGGTAGATTTTGGGATAATATACGTAATAATCCACATTTGGAACTTTTAAATCTGGGTGTGCTTAACCAATATCAAAAACAAGATTATAAATCATTACTTAATTCACTAAGCGTATTTCAAGATTCGAATAGTAAGGATGTATACTGGCATTATGATGATTCATCCAAAAAAAAATATATATGTTTAAGAGCAATTCATAGTAAAAATATTGCTGCATACGATAACATTTTAGTTTGTGATATTAATGATTTACAAGGTATTGAGAATTGTGTTCAATTTTTAAGGAGTAAAAAAAATAATGAGTAAGTGGAATTATTATCATAAAGATGAAAAATACTCAACCGATTGGCAACATGATATTTGTTTATCGCAATATCGCAAAGCACATGAAGTATTAGGATTTTGGGCTAAATTTGTGTTGTGGCTGAAGGGTAAATTATAATTATGGTTAAAATAAAAGAAGTAAAATTTAAAGAAAAAGATTCATTTTTTAAAGGATGGGGGCGATCTGAACCTATCATTATTAACAATCGTGTATCATTTTTTTATAGGATAAATAAAACCAAGCATTCAATTAGTTTTATGATTAAAGAGGGTCATACTAAGATAACTGAACTTGATTTAATAAAAAATGAGTTTAAAACCATTCCTGGAACTGAGTTAATATGCCAGCAACATTTTGATAATTTTGTAGGACATTTTTATGACATTTGAAGAACAAAAACAGGCTGCTATGAAATCAATCTTAAATGATGATCAAATTGATAGTTATGCTAAACAAAAAACAGTAAATTTGATTAATAATTTGGGAATGCCATTTACGAATATACTACTATACCGAGAAAATATTGTCAAGGGTAAAGTTTTATGGATAGGAAGTAGTGCTGTTTCTACTGAATATGAAAGGTGTGTTATTCCAGGATCAACTATTTCAATAATTGCAGATAAATTAATGAATGAAGATCACGCTTATGTTTTAATGAAAGTGAAGGTGAAAAATGAGTAAAATATATGTATTAGTTGAAATGACAGATAAGAATGGAGGTTGGGAATCACGAAATATTGCGGCTTCTTTAGATAAAGAAAAAATTATTAAAATGATTCCAGAAATAACACCATATTCTATACAATATGGAATACAAACATTTGAGGATTAAGAAATGATTAAACTTTTAATAGGACTAGGATTTTTAGTAGGAATAGTGGCATTTTTAATTTTTATTTATTCCTTTCCTACTATAGGTATTATTGTAATATTTATACCTTGTTGCTTTTTAATATGCATGTTGGCTTATTGCATTGGAGATGATATAATGTTTGAATATAAATGGGGAAAAGCTATAAGAAAATTAAGAAAAGGTGCAAAATATGATAAGTGAAAAACAATATCAACAAAAAATTGATTCTTTAGAAACTCAAATTTATAAGATAACCGATGAAAATATATTTTTAAAAAAATCTTTTTTAGAAATTAAAGATGATTTAGTCAAAGCATTGGACAAAATAATTTTATTAGAAAGAGTAAACACACTTTTAAATGTTAAAGCTATAAAATGCGATGGATTAGAAAAATATAATCGCAAATTATTAGTTAAAAATGTAGCTTTGTGGGCTAAAAATGAAGAGATAACTATTGAAAATCAAGAATTAAAAAATAGGATTAAATTGTATGAACGATAAAGACTTTTTAGATGTATGCGCAATGATTGCAATGCATGCAATGATAACAGCAAAAAATTACAGACTCCCCAAGATGGGAGAAATGCAAGAAGATTTGATTGCAGAAGATAGTTATAGTTTAGCTAAATCAATGTTGAAGGAAAAAAAGAAAAATGACTGATTTTGAAAAAACAAAAGTTAAATTACACATACTTGTTGAGAATTTAAGTGAAACATCATTAATGAATAAAATATATTATGCAACGAGTTATTCCTCATATCAAAATAACATTGATTTATTAAAACATATTCTTGAAACTTGTCAAAAAGAAAAAGAGCTAACACTTGAAGAGAAATTACAGGAATTGGGATTTAAACCGTGGGAACATCTTATTAGTGGTCTCAATTACTTAACAAATGGAGAAAGTATATCAATACGTTATGATTCTTATAGTTCACGAGGAGCAGTTTGTAAATTTTCACGATCAGAGGAAAAACTTATTATAAAATGTGCCAAATTTTTGAAGGAACTGGCTAATGAAAATTAATATTAAAGAAACAATAGAACGTACTGATACTGGCGATATAGTTAAATTAGAATTTGATCAATTTCAATATTATATCAAATTTCATCTTACAGATAATATGGAAAAAAGCTATGAAGTTAGAATATATGATTATGATTCTTTTGATTCTATTATACTGTACGCTTCTGATAATTTACACAGTGCAATTTCTTTTACGCGTAAACATATAAATTTAGAAGTAATTAAATATTTAAAAGATCATTATGGAGTAGAATTATGAATGAAGTATTAACATTATGGGATTATTGCTTAGAAAGTAATCACTGGGAAGTTGTAAAATCTGAACAACATATTCGACATAAAACATTAGATATTAATATTATGCAAGAATATGTGTTTAATTACAATATATTTTTTAACACACATAATGAAAAAGGTTTTAGAGTCAAAATAATTGAAAAATCTTTACACATTGATGATCAAATTAGATTATTAACTATGTTTATTGATATTTATGGAAAGAAAACAAATGCCGATCAATCGCACTTTTTATTATAAACCAATTATTGATTTTTTAAAAAAGAAAAAAAATCAAACAGTAACAAGAAATGATTTATATAAATTCATTGTTGAAAATTTTGGTGTTAAAGAACCTCGCAAAATAGTAGAAAAAATTAAAAAAATGGGATATGTAGTAGAAAATATCGAAATATCTAGAACTATTAGCTTAAGAGATATTTAACATGCAACACGGTGAATCTAAAGAACAAGCATCATTAATGTATTGGGCAGCCTTAGCAACACAAACGTACCCCGATTTAAAATGGTTGCACTGTTCGTTAAATGGTGTTAAATTAACCGCAGTGCAAGCCAAAATAGCTAAAGGGCAAGGAATGAAGCCAGGGATTGCAGATTTATTTTTGCCCGTTAAGCGTGGCGAATATTCTGGGTTTTTTATTGAGATGAAATACAACAAAAATAAATTAACTAAAGAACAACAGGAATTTTTAGAATATGTAAAATCTCAAGGATTTTTGACAGCTGTATGTTATGGATGGTTTGAAGCTAAAGAACTATTGATTAAATATCTCAATCAATAGTTTTGCCCGCTTGAAACTCAGCTAAACTTAATCCATTTGTGAATTGCAAGTGGGGTAAATCTTTAATTGTTTTCCAATCACCGCCCCATTCTAGCCCTAAACTTTTGCCAATTTGTCCACATTTGATAAATAAAAGGGTATCATTCCAAATTGCTTTACTTTCGAGTGTCGGACAAAAATCAAAGGCAACTCTAAAATTATGAAAAGATTGGCCAGCTTTAGCATTTGTTACAATTTTGCCTGGAGTTGTACGACCTTGGGCGTATAATGCATTTTGAGATTCAAAATCTCTATAAGTACTCGTAATTATAACTGTGATGCCGTCGTCTTTACATTTTGCAATAAATTGATTGCATAAGACTTGCATTTTAGGGTGCAAGTCTTTTATATCTCGGGAATTAATCATTAGCCACTTATATTAACCCAAGCAGCAGATTGGCTTTCTGGTTTAACTCCAACGATCGGAGTGCTTGCTCCACTTGTCATATATACTTTACTATTTTGCGATTCAAAAACAACTTGTGCAATTCTGTTACTTGAATTTGCAATTGGTTGTGTATTGTATTTACCCGTAGTACTCCAAGTACCTACATACCACATTTGATAGTTTACTGCAATGGCTGCAAATGTAGCCGCCGTTAAAATAATTGCTAATAGTTTTTTCATTTGTTATCTCCAAAAAAATAAGTTAATTTGCTGGAATTTTACCATATTTTTGCAATATAATGTTATAATTTATTGCAGAATCATTGATATAATCAATTAATAGATTGCACCGAGTGGCAATTATTTCGCATTGTTGGGCATAATCATTGATTCCTGCCGCTGCATCACTAGGTCTGATATATTCTTGAGTTGGTTTTTTTGCATCAAATCCTTTGGCGGCATTGGATACGCTGGGCATTCTATTGCCACTTGCGAGGCGCAGCCAGTAAGGAGTAATGCGATTATCCAAGTTAAGTTTATCTCGATTATTAGCAATTTCAATTTGTGCATTTTTATAATTAATTCCGATGGTATTTAATTGTTCATTCAATGTTTGAATTGCCGACTCTCGCAGTAGCATTTGATTTTGTAATTCTTGATAAGCCAAATTTTTACTAATAATCTGAGCTTTTTGCTGATAAGTAAGCAATTTGAGATTAGTTATTGAATTTTGTAAAATTGTGATATTGTGTTTTAATGTGGCACAATAACTAATCCCAATTGCAATTATACCACCAAACAATATTTTTCGCCAATTATTTATTATCAGACTGATTATCATTTGATTTATCCTTTTGATCGGGTTTAAATCTATTAAAAATAACACATATTGCACCTACAAAAATAGGTACTAATCCTTGTGTTAATTCGGCGCTTGTAAGTACATTATGAATCATAGTGTGGATGTCGGCGTAAAATGAATATCCAAACCACCCCATAATTACAAAACCTATCCATGTCGTCAATTGTCGCCACCCGTATTTTACAAAGGTTTTAGGCGTATGAATAATCACATTATCCGCCTTTCTCTTTCCATGTGTCTATCTCTCTCTAGTTCAATAATTCTTTCTTGATCGGCTGCAATCAATTTAGATAATATTTCTTGATGTGATCGTATACCACGTAAATCATGTTCAATTTTATCATTTTGATTACAAATATTTGCAACATTAGTATCAGTTTTTGCTTGCTGAATTTGTATTTCAGTTAATTTATCTGTAACTCTTGTAGCCACATCTGCAACCTTATTACCCAATTCATCAATTTTTTTGCCATTTTCTTCATTGTTTTTTGTGTTATTTTTTGTTGTCAACCAATAAACACCCAAATAAAAAATAAATGTAGCAATTGATATTAATGCTCCGGTATCTAATGTTAGATTATCTGTTGGAGGCATTATATCATCACTCTATATCTTAACATCCATAACAAAGTATAAACCGCCATTGCAATATCTAATAATACAAAAATAAATTGTAATTTTGTCGGATTAGCTTTATAGTCAATAATATCTTCGATGGTATAGTATAAATTTCTGGCCAATAAAAATATAGCAATACAATATGTTAAATTTCCTAATAGACCAAAAAATGATTTATCAATCATAAACAAAGTGATAATCAAAAAAGGTATAGAAAGTAATGCTGTAATTATGTTAATGGGCGCAAACCACCATTTCAATTTAAAAACTTCTAATCCATCTATCATAATATACTCACCAAGCACGTTACCTAATAATGTCCAACGCACAGCAGTGTACCAAGTAAACATTATTAAACCTAAAATATTATATAAATATATCATAATTAAAAATCCTTTCTTAACCAAGAAATGTAACGGTACAATTAGTGGTGTAAAGATTTAAGCCACCAGTTCCGGCTATCCAATTACCTGATCCAGTTGCATCAAACTGAACCTGAAATTGTCCACCCTCGGGAAATGAAACTGTTGAATTAATTATTCCGGTATCACTTCCGCCTTGATTGGCAATTGGAATACTATACGCAAATGTACCATTGACTGGCAATACAACTAGCCGTACATTACTAACAGTACCCGTAGTTGCTAAACCTTGGAATTGAATTGAATAAATACCATTAAAGGGTAAAGTAAACGTACCGTTAACACCGTCATATAAATGAGGTATTCCACTACCCACTATTGTATCAAATAACAATGCTTGATTAGTGCCCGTGGTGTAATTTAAATCATTCATTAATGCAATCAATTGGGTAACTGGATTTGCTCCAATGCCTTCATTTATAATTTCTTTTTCAAACTGGTTTAAACCTATTGCTAAATCATTTTGTGTAACTATTTGATTATTGCCAGCTTCTCCGATAACTTGTGGAGCATAACCCCAAAATGTAAAATATGCATTTTGAGTACCTGCTGTATTATTTGACATAAAGCCAAAATTACCATATACCGGAGTAACCCATTTTGCTGCAACTGGGGCAGTAATTGAATTCCATGTCAAAGTATAGGTAGCGCTATCTGGCTCAGATACAAGGCCTTGTGCGCCTGCCGTTGAAAAACCGTCTGACGTCAATAATAAAAAAACTCGATTAATTGCATCATAAGCCGCACCAGTCCATACTTCTGAACTTGGCAAAGGATTAGAAGAGCCATCAGTCCATACAGTATTGTAGTCAAAATACATGTAACTTGTTGTTGGACTGCCGCTGGTATCAATTAATAGCACAATATTTGGACTAGCGCACATTTTAGCCGATGTATATGTTGTGATAGGCAAAGTAGAAGATGCCTGCCATGTTCCTGCATTAGTAACACTTTGTGCTGTATTACCACTAGCTAACGATACAGCTAAAAAGAGAGGGGCACCATTAGTACCAAAAAAATTGGAAACAAAACACACATTATTATAGTCATCAGCAGTCGGCAAAGAAACAGGTATCCAATTGTTACCATCCGCTGATACGGTTGATTGCCCAGTGTTACCCACAGCAACAAAATAGCCTGCTCCAAAAGTAATATCATTAATTGAAGTAATACCCGTATCTGGGAAATAATTAGACCAAGTTACTAAATCAGTGGAATATGCATAAGTTCCATCTCCACCAACGATAACCCATACACCGTTACCGTAAACTATTCCGACTAAATCTACACCCAATGCATTGATTGGCGTACCTGTTATCCAAGTTCTACCATTATTTAATGTATATGATAATACTCCTGTGCCATCGGCTTCAGGAGTACATACTAAAAATAATCCATTTTGGCCAAATGCAGAAAATGCATAAGTTGCGTTTGGGGGTGAATCAGTTAGTTGATTAAATGTCATAATAGCAGAATGAGAAGTTAATGCAATAGATGTAGCAGGGTTTATCAATTGAAAAACGGCACCATCATAAACAAGATAAGAAATTCCATTTGTTACTAAATCACCTGTTGCCACAGATTCTTGATTAGTTAAAATAATAGCTTTGGCGCCTGTCGTACCAACTGTAATAAATGGACTTGTCGTTAAATTAGAATTAGCGATTAAAACTTCAAATTGCATTCCAGTCACTAATGAACCAACTGCTGGGTCTGGAGTTATGACATAATTATCCGCACTACCCGTATCTACGGCATATGTAAAAGCTTGATTTTGAATATCTTGAGGTGTAACGCTTCCTCCGCCGACTGCTGATAAGTCTACAGATAAGGTTTGTGTGCCAGAGTCATAAGATGATGAACCATTTTGCACTATTGTGTCATCGCCAGACGTAACAACTAACGAAGTTGCACCACCTGAACCACCGCCTCCAGAACTTGGATTTGGGTATATATTTCCGCCATTTGGATATGTGTTACTCATCTTAATAACTCCGATCAACTAAAAGATTAATATATGCTGCACCTGTAATTCCCGTGCAAGTAATATCTAGTGATTCTACAATTCCGTAAAATTGTAAAATACAAGCTGATGCAATATTTATGCTATCAGTGGGGGTAATATCGGTGGAATATGGTGCATCATCTGCAGCAAAAGCCTTTATTTGTATAGTTCCTGACAATCCTGTTTTTATAACTGTTAATTTAGTTGGAACGTACAATCCATTTTCTAATTGTGTCACCTCATTATAAAAGCAAGCAGTAATTTGATTTTGAAATTGTGTATATCCAGCATTTCCGTTGATAGGACTAGTCTTTATAAAATAATTTTGATTTGGATTTAATAAAGTTCCATCTGCTGCTAATAAAATATTTGTTCTCATTTTTTCTCCTATTTTGAAAATATTAAGCGAGTATTTTGTCTTATATTGTTAAAGTCCGATAGAATAGCATTGAGTTGCACTTGTTTATTATATGTAGTAAAATCTAAATTATTTAAGTACATAGCAACTGTTAAACTCATATCATAAGGTGTTGTATATACAAACAAATTTGCATATTCAGCTTTTAATAGCGATATTGCAAAACCATTTATTTGAGTTATACTATAATTTAATTGATTTTGTATATTTTCAAAAAACAAATTTGTTTGTGTTTCGACATTTGCCATCAAATCTGCTTCGAATGCGCTACATAAATCAATATATTCTTGAATTTGGGCATTAACTTGACTTTCATTTAAATTAAAAATAAATTCTGATGCAGGCAGTAATAAAGTATAATCTATTACATATTTGTTTAATTCTTGATTTGTATAAACGGTTTGATTTATACGTTGATAAAAATAAGCCCTCATTGACAAATAAGTATTTAAAATTATAGTTAGCGAATTAATAATTGCCGTTGTATTCATAGTCCACCTATCAGATTTCCGCCTATTGCTCGCGTGGCAGAAATACTACCACCAATTGAACCAATAGCGTTTTGGGTTCCAATAAAATATTTAGATATTTCACTAATTACTGTAGTATTAATACTTCCGGGATCTAAATGCGTAATGTCAGAAGTTAAAAATGTTACTTCACAAATCATGCAATTTAAACTATCAAATGTATAATTAATATCAAAAGATACTGGTAAAACGTTCATTACTTTTTGATAAAACGGATGAGTTAAAACCCCTAATCCGCCAACACTATTATTAAATAAAGCTTGAACAAAATTACGCATTGCAGATTGATACATTGTGCCAGCAAAAACCACATTAAATGTTATATTTTGTGATCCTACCCCAAGATCAACAGGTACATCATAATTGGCAAATGGTACTCTATTTAATACGTATTTTCTCCTGATTGATTCTCGAATTCCCTGACTGTATAAGCTTGTGTTAAATAATGAAACATTTGGATCAATACTACTATTACCAGTAAATAAATTAAATGCACTAACAGCACCTTGCACGTATTGTTCAATCGGCACTTGTTGATTATTAACTACCATAAATGAGACAGTAGAATTATTAGGATTTGTATAACTGGCATTATTCATTTGCCAATTAAAAATTCCCGATAAATATGCTATTTGATTTATGCTATTTAATGCACTTATTGCATTTGCCATAATTAATTACCTATAGCCATCCAAAATAAATCATTATCTGAGATTGCCGCAACATTTGAAAATATGTTTAAAGTTGAAGTACTCGCAAATCCTGCGGTCTTAATCATAAATCCCGATGCACCACTATTATCAATAGCAGAAGCAGAATAACCAGCATTTGGAAAGGTAAGAGGTAGTGTTACACTAACGCTACTATTACCATTTAAGATCGTGGCTTTGCCCCATTGTATAATTAAACCACCAGGTAAAATTTGATATCCATTAGCAATAATATTTTGATTTTGTGTAAAATCATCTGTAACCAAAACATTATTAGATGTTAATGCTGGTAATGATCCAGGCCAAAATAAAGATGTTCTACTTCCGGAATTTACTTGTAATGTAAACTGTTCTACACCAGCTAAAGAAGTTACTAAGCCTACGGTGCTGGAATGTGAAGTAGTATTTACTTGGGTATATATTTTTGCATCATTATTTGTGGAAATTTCTGTGGTTGTCAAAACAACAGCTTTATTACTTGGAACGGTAGAAACTTGATTTAAAACGGTGCTATCATCGCTATTTACAATAAAGCCTCCCGCTCCACTAATTGTTACAGTATTAGTAAATGTATCATCTGTTATATCTGGATAGTAATTTAAAAAATTTCCATATCCACTGATAACACCAGAATTTATTTGTACTACCATCACATCAGTTACAGGATCAACACTTGCAACAAATAAATATTCTGTGGGAAAAGTATAATTGGTTTGTGTTGGAGATGTTGGAGTTATGGTATAACGAGCGACAATAAAACCATCCCCAGTTACTGCTATAGTTGCGCTAGGTGCATTGCCAAAAATACCAGTATCGTAAGGCAAAAATCCATAGGTAGCATCAGGAAACCTAAACGACCCTGCCCCTACTGTTACATCTCCCATACTTTGAGATATTGCACCGATATTTAAAATGCATGGCGCCTGCTGTTGTGTTAAATCTGTGAATCTTGCATATAAATCTTGCGTAAAATTATTCATTTGTAATGCTGTTACGACTTGTCCTATATACCAATATGATTGTTGATTATCCATGTTTGATCTCCTATACGGTTGCTACATATGCCACAATATTTAAAGGATAATCATTTGTTCCTAAAAATTGTGTGCATTTATTAAATAATGTGCGCGGGTCATTTTTATAAGTAAAACCAATAAGTGTAAATCCATCGGTTGTGGGGTCTACAATATTGCTAAAAGTCACTATATTACCTATATCTGCTCGACTTATTCTTAAAATTAAATTTGTAATTTCTTGCTTAAATTCGTCACTAAATGTACTGCTATTATATATTGTCCATCCTAAATTATAGATAGCCGGACTAAATCCATCCGGTGCTAAAATGGTTGTTGAATCAAGTTCTGTAAGTCCAGGAACTCCCAAATTCCAATAGCCATCTACGCTGAAGACATTGTCATCAATATAAACCGGACTACTAACACCTAACCGATACCAAATGTATTCGCTAATTGCCAATTCCAAATCATAACTATTTAATGCCACGGTATTTAACGAACTAAACCATAAAAATAATCCTTCGGTATCATAATTATTGCTTAGTAAACCAACAGTATCATTATATTCAAATTCTAATTGTGGTGAATATGCAAAAGAATAAACTTGTTCGGCAACATTGAAATATTGTGCATAATAATCGTCTATCATTGCCGCACGTGCACCAAAATCTTGACCAACAACTGTTTCTGTGGTAATGTCATTAAATATACCCTTAGGAATTTTTTGTACTAAAGAAGCAAAATTATTTGGGATTTGAGGTTGTCTGATTCCATTCAAATAAATTAAACCTATATATTCGACAGTGTCAAATGTTCCTGTAACCAGAATAGAAATTGGGTTTAAATCATTAATTATTATCAAATTTGGTTGTTGAAGCGTAACATTTCCGTACATTGTTTTTAGTGATGTAATTGTAACTTCATTAAATGTATTGTCATCTAATATTACCGTCATATAAATTGGTATTGAATTGCCTATTAGAGGTAAAGTATTTATTGAAGTTGATACTGTTGTCATACTGCTGTTACCACTATATCACTGTATTCAGTTATATCATATGTATAGTAAACATTAACCGCGGAATAATCTAAATTTGGAACCGCTATATCACTGTTACTTGTATTTATGTTTGTCAATACTTGAGCTAAAATTCCATTTGTTGCAGATAATTGTGTATTTAATGCATAAATTATACTATCCGTTGTTATGTAATTTTGCCCTGCTATATTAACACCGCCAAATGGCTGATTACAAATAGCCCTTCTAGTTTCTCTTTGAATTAATTGTTCTACGGTTAAAGTCACTGAAATTGGATTTCCTGCGTTATCCTGGGATGTAATAGTTATCGGGGTTGCTAATGTATAACCCTCGACTAAGGACACAGTTAGATTAAATAATGCCATTCCGCTAGTAGCTAAATAAGTAATAGTGGTTCCAACTATAACAGTTAATCCAACCAATCGTTGAGATTGAATATATGTATTAGCATTATCTATTACATCCGTGCCAGCTTCTCTGCTATATCCAACAAACGTTGTAGCAGGCAATAATCCTTGATTTAATTGATATTCGGTAATTGCTGTGCCAACTAAAACAAAAGCCCCTAAAATATTGACAGAATTAATAACAATAAAATCTGGCTCTATAATTGCAAATGTAACAGATGGAGTTGGTAATGTACTGTTTGATTGTAAACAAAATTCAAAATAATCGGTGGTTCGTGATCCGCCCTGTGGCACTCTAACTGATTGTAATGTTCTGGCAATACAACTTTGATCTGATTCTAATAATTGACCATTTGTACTAGTTAAAACAATTACTGTAATAGCATCGCTTGTTAAATGATTATTTTTAGGTTCGATGTAATTATTTCCTGGCTGAATTGCGTATAAAGTCAAAACAGTAGTGTCATCTGGTATAGTAACTTCCTGCAATGTTTGATATTGATTGCCTGTGTCGCTATCAGTAAATACAGTATTTATTGGTATAGTTACTGGCACAGTGCTAGTTACATTGGTATTAATAGTGCCATATGTTTGACCGCCTCTAGCCGTTAAACCTCGAGAATACAACCATAAATCACATTGATTACCTTGTGCGTTTTGCACATAAATTGAATTTTGGATTAAATTTAAATTTCCGTACAAATCTAAAAATGTTGCTGCCATAGCTCCGGCTTGTATTGACCAGTAAGTATTAGGTGCAAATGCATTAATTTGCGAATTTTGTGATTGTAAATAATTTAAATAATTATTTTGTAAAGAAGCAATTGTTACTGTTACAGTCATTATGTAGTCCTCATGGATTAGTCCACGTTAAATTTATCGGGTTATTTTCTTGATCTAAAGCTGATATTTTTATAGTAATGAAACTTAATGTTTGCGGTATAGTCGTTACTGTCAAATTGGATATTAATTGTTGAGGTATCATAGTTAATGTATAAGCCGCAACAACAATATTATTAATTGCGTTTAGATTCCAACCACCACGAGGAATGCCAGATAAATAAGGAATTAAATCACTTTGTAAATTTGAATTATATATACAATTATACGCACTAACGGTAACAGTCATTTGCGTTTGTATATCTGGCGCAGCTTGCAATAATCCACGATCGGTTAAAACAAGATCGCCATTTTTGATTAATGGTGATTGTGTCATTCTTAGCGTTTCCCAACGTTATGATTTCCAGTACCCTGTTATTGATCCTAATGGTGTGGCATTAAAATTTAAATAACTTCCTGCTGTACTATAACTGCGGGTACATGTTGCAATTATACCAGATTGCATATCACAGCTTTGAATTTTTATTATAGTACCTAAAACTGAACCCATATTTTGCTGTATACTGATATTTGGATCATCTAATGATATTAAACCTTGTAATGTTGCATAATCATTTAAAGAAGCCGCAAGTTCTTTTGCTGTTAATAATGCTTGATACGATGCGGTTGCGCTTTCCTGCGCTCCAAATTGTTTTGAACTTAACATATATTTATCTGGATATGCCAAATAACCACTTATTACTTCTGCTACCGTAGGATCGGTTATAATATTTTCATTTATTTGTGTAGTGCCCAGTAAACCCGTAAACCATCCTGTAGTTGCCAATTGATTAATCCTGGGATAAAATTGTGGATTAGGGGTATAACTTAATAAATTAGTATTTACATTTAGAGCAACTCCTAGACTAGGAGATAACATATTATAGTTACTAACAACACTAGGCGTTAAAGCAGCGTTATCACCATATTCATATTCCAATAACGGCACTGTAGGCGTTGTATCATTTGTTTCTGTATCGTTAAATTGATTTGTTAAATCAACATTAAAAGGAGCTGCAATTGTAGAATCTAATTGTCTAATATTGATTATTCCATTTTCTGATTGATATAGCACAACATTATTAAAATCAATACTGGCACGCAATACGCTATCTCTGCTTTGTCCTGATGATGCCATAATAAAAACGCTATTACTTAAATCACTTACATTGACATTTTGATTAAAAAATGAAGAATAATCAGTATTACTTATCATGTAATTAATCAATGATTGACTTGTAATATTTTGCACAACACCGCCAGCTAATACGGCTTGAATATTTATTCCGGTTAATTGTTGCATTTGTAATGCTTGGTTATTATCAAATAAAACTGGTGTACTCGTAAGTTGAAATATACTGGGTGCTAAAGTAGCAATTAAATATATTCCGCCCATTCTGCTATTTTCAGTCATTGGGATTAATTGATATTTACACGTCAATAATACACCTTGAAATACAATATCTCCATTGTCTGTTATTTCTACGGGTTGGCCACTTCTCAAAACATTAGATTGATCGGGTGGTTCATCCATGGATAATATCATTAACGACGTAACTGCACTACTCACCAATGAATAATTTAAATTTGCCGCAATAAATTGATAGGGAGAATCTGGTGTAATTTGATTTTGCAAAGTATCTAACGAATTAAATACATAGCTATTATCAATTTGCCCATTTGCATTAACTGCATTCGGGCGCGGATAAACATTAATAACTAAATTTCTCATTTATTATGTGGCTTATAACCTGACATGCGTTCAACCACTGCCGTGGCTACAGCATACGGATTTGTTGCTCCGGACTTTTTAGCATTCTCTTCTACTTTTTTAAAAGTATGTTCTGCTTTTTCTTCTTTTACGCCTGTTTGTTTAACAACATCTTTGATAAAATTTGATGGCATAATTTGCTCCTTTAATTAAAACCCTTAGTATAATTTACGGTAATAGGACTCAATTGTCGCTCCCCTCTCAACACTCTATCCATTACAGTTTCTCCTTCATTGTATGCTTGCAATGCTAATTTCCAACTTCCATAATGTTCATAATTATGTTTTAAATATCTTGCGGCAACTGTAATATTTTCTTGGAACCGTTCTGGCTTGGTAGCTTCGCTATAAGGCAAATCACTATATTTTTTCCAAATTAACCTGCTTACTTGAGCTATCCCGGCAGAATATCCGCTTCTATCCATTCCAACATTTGGATTACCTCTTGATTCATTCCAAACTAATCGTTCTAACGCATTTCTATCCACACCTATTTTAGCGGCAACATTGCTAATGGCAGCCTGTACATCTGCCTTTAAGGCTTTGCAGCAGGAGAAACCTTACTACCCTGCGCACTTGGAGGGTGTGAAACAATATTGCGAGCAAGAGTATTTAAATTAGCTCCTAATTGACCAGGAAACACACTTTGTAATCCTTGTCCTGCGATATTAACAATTTGCGCTGTTACACTCATGTTTTGCACATTTTTTAATCCATCGGTAATTGCACCAATGACACCTTGTGCAGCTTCCTGACCCGGCGATAATGATGAATCAAGTCCAGCTTTTCCACCTAAAGTATTTACTGCCGCTTTGCCTTGCAATGTGGATTGTAAAGATGCGGGCGTAAAAGTACCAGTGGCTAATGCTAACCCAAGCTGCGCACCTAATTTGCCATGTTGAAAATAATCTTGTATTTCTTTAGTATATTTTTCTCGTGATGCTTTACTACCCACAAAACTACCAGTACGCAATGTTTCATTCACATTTAAACCAAGCATTCCGCTTAATGCTTGATTGCGGTAAAAATCACTATATCCCTGATTTGCATATCTGCCAACATTTCCGGCAATTCCGGGATTAAATTGTGATTGATATGCTAAGTTTGCAGCTTGGTTTTTGTCATATCCAATTGCCATCAAATTTAAAGTATTTTGTAATGTACCGCTATCAAAACCTTCGCCAAATCTTTTACGAGCTTGTTTAATTTCTTCTGAGAATTGTTCTATATTTTTACCTGATATAGCAGTATATTGTGCAGATTGTAAAGTTAATTTACCGAATTCACCCACAGCAAACCCAGCTTTTAAGAAATTTTGCGCCACATTATTAAGATCGCCAGTTTTGCCCCGATCAAGTGGATTAGTGTTTAAATTTGGTACTATACCATTTAATATAGCATTATAGTTTTGCGAGCCACGATAACGGTTTTCAAATTCTTGGGCTAATGGTACGCTAATTGCTGCACCTCCAGTAATTTGTGATGAAGCAATTTCTTGTTGAGACATTTTTAAACCAAAGCGACTAAATCCAGTACGCCATTGCGATACTGAAGCATTAGCCTGACTTGTGGCCAAAGCTCGTTGCTGAAGCATTTGTTCCTCTGTTAAAGCGTTACCGCCTGCAGCAAAATACTTACCAGCCTCATACCCACCAAGTGTAGCAGCTCCCTTAGCTATTAAACGACCTGTTATTGATGCTGCCGCAGCACCAGCAGCCGGAGATTTGGTTATGAAAGTAGCAATCCCAGCAGCCACCGCAGCACCAGCAGCTTCATAATTTGCACTATGCTCGTTTTGACGCCTATTTTTTTCAATATCAAAATAAGAACCAACATAATTGCCAAATTCTTGATTTGCACCACCTTGAATACCCGCAGCAGCAAATGAGCCACGACTTGTAGCTCTGGCAATTATTGCGGTAGTTTCAGCTCCGGCATACCGAGTAGCCAATACTGTAGCGCCAGCCAGCGCACCAGTCATCAATGAACTACCCATACGATTACCAATTAATTCAAGTTTTTTAGATACTGAATTATTATAATCATTGACCGCTTTTTCAAAATCTTTACTTATTTGTTCAAATGGCTTTTGCACCATTTCATAAGGGCTTTTGATATTGCTTGGTGCGTTCGATGATTTACTAGCGGCATTAGCCAATTTATCTAGTGTGGAATTTAATTTTTGTAAAATACCAATTAAATAATCGTTGCTTCCGTTTGCGCCACCAGTGCTATTTGAGCCTTGATCAAAACGTATATTAATATCAGCCATTTTCTTCTATTCTTTGATAAATTATCTTTAAGAAAATTAATTGCTCGTAACGGATTTTGTTATCTTCTCCAGGTGATTGCAATAATTTAGCAGATATAAACTGGTTGCTAATAATTTCTTGCGCTCGAATTCTTTCAATGCCTCTGGCTTTTTTTTTATGATTTCAATCAATGCCTCCACTTCATCAATTGGGAGGTCGCTTGGTTTAGTCATAGCCAAAAGATCAAACTCAATATATTCATTAAACATTTCTTCTAGCATTGCATAGGGTAACATTCCGACATCTTCTTCGCTCCAAATTTCTTTTCCGTCCGTTTTAAATGGAGATGGAGAAAGAGCTTTGGTAACAATTTTAATCATTTCTAAATATTTCAAATTAAAATCTTCAAAACACTCATCTTTTTTAGCAAGGGCCATTACTTCTTTTCTAATCGAATTTTGTTCATGGCCAGTCAATAATCGAAATGTCCATTCTATCCCATTCAAAGTAAACATCTTTTGGGTATGCGCTCCAATTGTGATATTATCTAACATCGCATTGTAACGCATTAATGCTTTATGATTAGTGCCACTCGAATTAGAATGTAAATCCTTTTTTTGTGGCTCAATAGGTACATTTTTGATATTTTTAATTGTATCCAAAACTTCCTGTTTATTCATTATGCATTACCCGCAAAAGCCGTCCACACTGCAGAAGCGGCAGTATTTGCAGTACATAAATATGCATCACCACTACCAGTATCTAACCATAAAGTACCAACTGCATATCCTTGAGTTTTATCATTACTTGAAGTAGGTGCAGAATCAAAATGCACCGAACCAGCCTGTAGTAGTGTCCATCCAGCATCATTTGCCGGATGAGTACCCACAACCGGAGCACTTGCCCCGTTTGCAAACCACGTACTCCCAGCATCGGTAACTAATGGTAGTGATACATAATTAAGTCCAATTGCAGCAGCTCCAGTAATTGGCACAGCCGCATAAGTGGTAGCATTATCCCATGCTCCCTGAGGGTTTAAAAAAGATGTTTTATTCATTATTTTACTCCTATAAATTACTTGAGGTTACTGCATTAAATGTACAATCTCTAGTCATAACGTCGCCTTCACCGGGTGCGGCAATAGTTTGATCAGTAGGGTCTACTCCGGTAACTGCAAAATCCGGAGCTATTTGTGCGCCTGCGGATAATGAAACTGGTACTACCGTAAATGTCGCATTTGGGTTTGCAGTGCAGAATGTACGCCAATTTATATATTCATCCAAATTGGGCATTAATTCAGTCCACGACATTGCATCAATCATAGAGTTACCAACTGTTTTACCTGCTGGATTGCCCGTAGGTGTCATGCCTTGCTGAACTTTGGTATTATAACGCGCACTTATCCTAAAATTACGAATTTGACCATTGGGTAAATATTGTATGCCATTTACATAAACCTCAACCCGATCATAAAAATATTGTGTAGCCATTGTTAAACTCCTGTATTTGTATTAGTGTTAGATGTGTTAAATTGAAATAATGAACTAAATACATTAATCAATATGTTGGCACCATTAAGCTGCGGTATAATTTGGCATGGTATGTAAGCATCAACTTGATTAGGATTTGTTTGATCTTGAGTAACACTTACTAAATTTTGATAAGCTTCTACATTTTCCACAACACCCAAAAGTTGACCTGCATTGAGAATTGCAATAATACCACTTCTAAATTGTCTAATAAATTGTGGTGAAATTAAAGCACTTCCGGCATTATTTGGCAATACGCTAATGGTTTGATAATATTGAGCCACTTGTTGTTTTAACCAACGTACACAATCCCATATATGAGTATATCTAAATTCAATGTCCGGAGTGGTTGTATTTGGTATAGTAGTTTGCGTAGTGTTAGATTGTAAAATTTGCACCAAACCGCTGGAATTAGGTGCTAATGGTAACCATCCTTGATTAACAGCAATATCACCTGTACCACCTTGTGTAGATTGATAGCTAGTAGTATTTGCAATGCTAGAAATCGGTAAATGATTAATTGTAGAACCACCAAGTGACGGATATGGAGTATCACCATTTGCTAACATGTACATAACAGCACTTGTTACACGTCCACCTGCCACAGTACCAGCATCATTTTCATAAGGAATATTACCAAATTGAGCTACATAAGGATATGTAACTAAAATATTTTGATAATTGTTTCTATTTGGCAAAGTTGAAGCTTGAGATGGCAACACTGAAATATTACCAGCAGCGCCATAAGTCAAGTAATGATTATTTAATACTTGATTCGGATTATTTATTGCTGTAATACCATTATAAAACGCTGCCTGTGTGGTAGTAATTTGTGACAATGTTGTAATTGGGAATTGCAAGACTGCACCGTACAAATTAATATTGTCAAGATAATCAAATGCACTTAAAGTATTATCTAATGATACTGCAATAGTTCCAAGTGTGTTAAATCCACCAACTACATCAATTAAATTAATTACTCCAGTTCCACCACTGTCAGTAGGATTAATAGTAAATCCAGCAAATACAGCTGTTGCCGTTGTAGAGCCAGCATTCCATCCTATACCGTCATATGAGGCAATTATACCACTAGGATAACCAGCTAAATAAATATTATTTGCATATAACACTGTTACATATGCTCCAGTAGCGCCAGCACCCGTTGATAATGCCCAAGTTGTACCATTTGCAGAATGATAAATTCCAACTCCACTACCAGCTATTAATGTAGTGCCATTAGTTGCTAACGAAGTAAATGATCCTGTTGTTGCGCCTGTCGTAATTGTCCAAGCTATACCATTTGTGGAATAATAAATGCCCACGCTTGTAGCGGCAACCCATACATCCAAAGTCGAATTAAAAGTAATTGCTTTAATATTTAGAGTTGTCAAATTACTTGGAGTAAAAGTTGTTCCATCAGTTGAATATACTATACCAGTTGTATTCCCGCCCAATTGAAATAATCCATTAGCAAAATATGCAGAGAAAAAGCCATCTGTACTTAATGTTAAAGCTGCAAAAGTAATACCATCTGTTGAATTATAAGCATCATCTCCAGCAGTAACAGCAACCCATACGCCGCCAGATGTTCCTACACCATAAGTAACTGCTGTAAAACTTGCATTATCATCACCAGAACACCCAGTCCAAGTAATACCATCACTTGAATAAAATAAACCCGCCGTACTTGCAGCAACCCATTTAGTATTTGCAAAATTCACGTCAGTAAAAGTTCCAGAATTTACAGAACTTACCGTCCATGATGAACCATTTACAGAATAATAAAGTCCGGCATTTGTTGCTGCAACGTAAACAGAACCATTCCAATAAAATTTATTTATTGTATGAGTAGTAATATTTGAAGATGTCCAATTTACGCCATCGCTTGAATAATCTATGCCTGCGCTGTCAGCACTTCCACGTAAAAATACCCCATTAGCAAAATAAAGTATTTGAGTAGAATCACTTGGCAATGTTACAGTTTGAGTTAAAGAACTTTCGCCATATTGAGTAGTTGGCAAGTAACCAAAATTAGTCAAATTAGCAATATAATATTGTGGTAAACCGCTAGTTAAACCCGATTCGGTAAGGATAGTATCTGTTTCATTGGTTAATAATGTTACATCACCACTAGTATATGTATACGTTAATGTAGCAGTAGAACCAGATACTTGCACTGAGTCAGGCGCAGGCAAATTAAACGGCGTAGGATTTGCATTAATGGTGGTATCTCTGTCACTTAATATTGATAGATAACTTGAAGGAGTTCCTTGCGTTGGAGGTGTGGCAGATAATGCAGTTTGGTAATAATCCCAAGTCATCAAAGTAATAGGGTCTGAGATATTAGGATCAGGATATTGAACATTATTTAATCCAGATAATACCATTGGGTCGCCACTATCGCCAGCCGTTACAAATGCTATATTGCCTTGAATAGTTAATTTAGCTTGTCCTGAATCAATTACTGCTGATACGACTGCTCCATTTAACATATCTTGACTTAGAATACCAGCCAATGCAAATCCAGTTAATTGAGTAAACCCAGCAGGAATACTAGTCCAAGTTAATACAGTTTGAGCGCCTACATTTGCCACAGTTGTGGGAGCTGGCAAATCTAGAGTAAAATTAATACCAATTGATGTAACTAAACCATAATATGCTAAATAATTCGTAGCCGCAGTTCCGCCAGCAAATGAGGGTACTTGAATTGGTTTATATAGGTCAGGCTGTGAAAAACCATTTTGAGATAAAATTAATTTACCTCCGGTATTTCTTTGACCTATCAATAATGTTTGCTTACTTGTTGAACCCGATGTTGGGTTTGGCGTAAGTTGCGTGTTGATAATTAAATATCTCATAAAAGAATTCATGTTTTGTCTCCTTAAACAACAATAACAGGGTTTAAATTTGTATCTAAAATAGCAATTTCTTCTAAAAGCGCTTGTGCTGCTACATAAATTTGTTCATCTGGACTTGTAATATCAAAACCACCTTTTTGCAATTCCTGCTGATAAGCGAGTAAATCTACTTTATAATCCATTTCTATTCTAACTACTGATTCTTTTGCATAAACACGAGTATAATCAGTCGAACACTCTTTTCCAATCCAAAACAACCCAGGCATAAATTGCTGGCAATAAGTAGTAAAATCCAAATTTAAATTCATCAACTGAATCAAATTAGCAATTTGGATAACATTTTGTGCTAAATCAACTCTTTGCTCTTGCAAACTAAAATGCAATTCAAGGCAAATTTTTCCATCTTGCGAATAGGCAAAACTATTTTTTTGCGATTTAAGCGGATAACAAAAAATACCCGGTCTTTGTTTACTCGCTAAATCGTCTTTAATATATGGATATTGCGCAGATACAAATACTTGTTTAGTCCATACATTTACATTAGTCATGTAATCAACAATTAAAAAACATAACTGATTATCAATACCTTGCGTTAAAGGTAAAGCTTGAGTTAAACTCGTCATGTAAATTTCCTAATAATTGCTTGCACTAATTTATCTTCAATCCATTTCATATCGGTTGCACTTAAATTTTTAAAATTTCGAGCTGGCACTGATTGAATATTAATTTTATTTCCCCTTACACTCACATAAGGATCGACATTTCCACCTGTTTGTAATACATCGTATTTCGATTCGGTAAAATGTTCCGTTTCTGGAATAGTTAAAGTTAAAATTGTTTTGGTGGCTTTAGGTTTCAAATCCCAATTTTCTGGGTTTTCTAATTCGCTACGTAAATGCCCGGTATCCTGCAAAGGAATATCAAAACCTTTATCTTTTATAACTTTAGGGCTATTCCCTTGCCATCTTTCATTATCGTTAAACTGTCCATCATTTTCAAATCTATTCCATTGCAATTCTGCAATTATTTTTTGCGTTTCTTTTTCACAAAAAATCATTATTTCAGTAATAAACTGCTGCAACGTCATTTTAATGCGGCGTATATGTACCTGTAATTGCCAGGTTTTTGTTGTCACTAATATACGTTTGATCAGCAATTACATTACTATCATCGGGTAATGGGGGAGTTGCAAATGCAATACCACTTTCATCGGTGCCCGAGGTAACTCCCGTGTGCACGTGCGTACCTAAATAATTGATAATTTCAACTAATAAATTTAAAATATCCGTTATTACGCCGTTAGTACTTTGCCCCATCATGGCATTTTCTTTATTCGATAAACCCACTGGCTGCATGTAAATCCCGGCATTTGCTGTAAAGTTATACCAGCTTTGTGAATAAGTTGCTATTTCTCCAGCATTTATACTAAATTCACTATCAGTAATTGCATTATTAAACCCTGTCATCATTACTTGAGTTGGTGACTGTTGTTCAATATTAACTAACTGCGTTGGCAATGGCACAGACATAATGCCATAAGGGCTATACTGTTCAACTAAATTTGTATATGCGTTAATTGTACTTGTTTTTAATTCAACCAAGACACGCCCATTAGTTCCAAATGATGCGCTGCTCATTTCTGCTATCATGATTGCATACCTCTGGTGCGAGTAAAGTTAGAATTTATACCTTTGTTATCCGCATTATTATCTATAATAGGGTTATTATAAGATTCGATCGAATCTTCAGTAATATCAAGCATTGCGGCAATTGCTTTTGGTTTTAATCTAATGCCTTGACTCAACAATGAGTTAAGTTTATCTAGATTTAATGCTATATCTTCGGCAACATTATCAGTGACTTCAAAACTACCAAAATCTTCCTGTTCGTTAAAATTTAGTTGTAACATTGGTTTTACAACTTGATCAATCATGCAATTACGAAGCATTTCACACATTGATGCTACATTTCTGCCCAATAAATCCTGTTGTGTTTTACCTAATGCGTAACTTCCTTTATCTGATAATCCGGCTAATTCTCCAGGGAATAAAATGGATGTAAGCATCATTTTGTCAAAATATTCGCTAACAGCTACCAAATCTTGTAAATTAGCAGTGCTATCCATTTTGTCCATTATTACAGATTCTTTTGTACCTCTAAATAATAGATAAGAATTTCCACCGCCTGCTACACCTAAATTTTGTAATGCAAATTCGGTTTCTTGAAACACATCGTAACCACTCGGGTCATTTGCTTGATTAGGGTCAATAATAACCACAGGTACAGGAGAAGCTTTATAATTAGCGCCATTATGTAATATTCGATTCATGTCTGTTCGCACTAAGTATGCATCATAAGCCGAACGTAATAGGCTACGTCCATAAGGAGATGTTAAACCATCTAATCCTTTATAAGCAAAATGCACACATTTATTTTTAGGTATAATAACTGTACCGATAGGCTGTGCCCATACAGTACGCCATGGATAATCAAAATCGCCACGTGAAGCATATGGATTGGGAGTTACTTGACCATTTGGGCCCACAGCATTAAACGATAATAAGTTGCCATAACCTACCCATAAATTATTGAAATAATATTGTATAATACCATCATCTTTTAAATGACCTTGAGAATCCACACGATAAATAATAGATTGTGCTGGACGAGGTTCAATGTCTGTTATGTAAACATGACGTCCATCACTTTTATATTTTTTTTCACCAACAAAGAATCCAGCCCACCAAGCAGTTTGCATATCGGTTAATATTTCATCAAATGAACGATCTAAACCGTCAAACATCTTCTGAGTATAATCTTGATATTTTTTGTTTTTATGTTGAAATGAACCAAATTCATTTTTAATTAAATTATTTAAAATGGTTAAGCCAGCCGACAATATGGGCTGCGTATAAACCATTTTTTGAAATTCAGAAATACTAACTGATGACGGATTAGTAATTAAATCACTGAATAAATTAAATTGATATGGATTTGCAGTACCGACAACGCCTTTTTCCCCATCATTAACAATGAGGTTTTCGTTCATTCCTTGAAATTCATCAATAACCGTGCTAATTTCAAAACGTGGCTTTGGTGATCTAACTTGAGTGGTTTTTTGCTTTGTGTTAGTCAACATTTCCGAAGGAACTTTTGTTGGCGTATTTCTTGGTTTTACAGTATTAGTAATTGTCATTGAGACCACCACCAACCAATAGGCCATCCACCGCTAAAATTAGTTTGTGGATTAGTTAATTGTCTATCAGTATAATTACAAGCTCCTAATCTACCGCTTGTAACAGAACGTCTATATCTTCTTTTAATTCCACCATCGACTAAAGGTTGCAAACCTGTTAAAACATATTTATAGCCACCATTTGGCAATAAATCCACTAACCGATTAATTATTTTTGCATATTCTGTGGCAAAATCTTTTTGAAAAAATGATAATGTTCTACCTTCTTCATCCGTATTGCGGGCAATAAATGCACCAATTAATTGTATAGATGCTTGATAAACAAACATATTGTAAATAATGTTATACGTATAAGGAGGTAATGTAGTCCAATCACCGCCAGATATGGTAATCAATGCGGGATCAGTAACATAATATGGTGATAAATCTTCTAATGCCAATGATTCGCCAGCAGCGATCAGTGCATTAGCTTGAGATGTTGGGATTCCGGTAGAATCCGTATCAGATACTAAAATTTTATCAGTGCCAATTAATGGCTTGATATTTGTATCATAATCAATATATTGTGGTGATGGAACTGGTGCGCCCATGTTTTGCCCCCGTGTTGCAATCTCTGCAACATAAGTTTAGATTTAAGTTATTATAACACATCTAGTAATAATCACTATAAAAAATTAGGGCGCATAGCCAGTTAATTATACGTTATCGTATAAACTCGTCAAAACAAAATTTGCTTCTGGCATATAAACAGCCGGAGAACCTGCCAAAGCAGCTACAATATCAAGTCTATTAACTGTGTCTGCATTGTTTAAATTACGGTTAAATACACCAGTAAATAGCCCCATTGAAGGTGCGTCAATATTTGGATCAACTTGATTATATGTTAAATGGAATGCACCAACTTGTCCACCCATTGGTGTCAAATCAAGCAATACATATAAATAACCACGTGGTACAAAGAAATTTTGTGCACTATTTGGATCAGTTGCATCATTAGGAGTTACTTTAGTTGTTCCATCTGGATTTTGACCAACCCATACATCATCATCAGCAAGTAATGGAAATTCAAAACTAGGTGCATAATATGCATTAAGTTCTTTGACCATATCACCGATTTGTACTTCTAATTTTTTGTTACCCAAAGATGTACCAGCAGCCATTAACAAATTAGTAGTTGCTTTAACATTTGGATGATTCATAATAGCTTGTAAATCCGCACCGTTACATACTAATCCACGAATATATCTACGATATTTTAAGAAAATTGGATTATTTAAAATATTTGTAAATGCAATAAATGGATTGTAAAGTGGGTCAGTATTTGAATAAGTAACTGAACCATCAGCATTTAATGTACCAAGAGGTTCGTACATTGCAACATAATTTCCACTTGGAATATTAGAAGCAATAGTACCGCCTGCATAACTAAAACCATTGAAAAATATAGCTTGATTTAGCAAATATTTTTTACGAGTCATGGCTTGAGTAACCATATTTACAGAGTTATATGCAACTAATTGACCAATACCACGATCATCAAAAGAAGTATTACCACGTTTACGGGCAAACATAATATCTTTTGAATTTAGCATTGTGCGACCACCCCATAAACCTGGTTGAAATATTAAACCATAAGTATCTAAGTTTCTAACAGTAGGTAAAGTAGCGCTATCGCTTCCAAATTCTGGCAAAATACCAGTATTACCAACGATACGATCTACTAAAGATTCATACATCGGTAATGATTTATCTGGAAATGCTAAAGATAAGATAGTGTCTTTTTCAACAGATGATCCAACTTCCTGAATTAACATATTTAATGAGCCAAATGTCCAGTTACCAATTGGGGCAGTTTGTCCATCAAATCCAGCAAACTCAAGACCTCTAATTGTTGATTCACTCATTTGTAAACCTTCAGCCAATTTCATTCTTAAATCTATAGCTTTTGCACCTTTTGTTAATTGAGGTATTTTTCTTATTGCTTCGTTAAACTCTAAACATTTCATTACAACCTCTTGGTGTTTAGCTGAAATATCAGTCTTTAACTGAAACTTATGTTCTGGCAATTCTGTATGTTCTATACGTTCCATGTTTACGACTCCTAATATGAGAAAATTGTTTCAGTTGAACCGCTAGAGTTCATCGTTTGTGATTGCACGCAAGTAACACCCACTGTAGTAGTTACTGCAGTATTAACTACGGCAGTATCTGTTGCAGGAGTTCCACCAGCATATAAATATTGTTGTCTTAAAACCCAACCTTGTAGTGGCGTAGCAATTTGTAAAGAGCCAGGAAATGTTGTACCAATTGCTAAAGGCGCTTTAAGTCCAGCGTCGCAAATAACAAATCCATTCCATTTAGCCTGTCCTGTATCACTTGATGCAGGGTCAAAATTAACCAATGCTCCTGCTGTTAAACCAGCAAAACCACCAGAGCCATCGCCAGCAGCACGTGCAAGCATTTGACCATTGTAATAGCCGAGCACGGTGTTAGTGCTTGGTAATAGTTCTTGACTAGGTTCACCTGATGTAGTAGTAAATTTACCGCCAGCGATAAAAGATGTTCCTTGTTTTGTCCACAATGTGACGTTGGAGACGGTATATAAAACCGTACCGTTGATAGGTAATTCCATAATTATTGCTCCTTACTTCTTTTTACTAAATTGTTTTTCGCACATATCAAGGATTTTTGCAAAACCTTCTTCAAGTGCCACCATTCTGCTATCAATGTCTTTAGTGTGTTCACTAAATTTGCGACTAAAGCGTTCTGAAAAGTCTTTTTCTTTCTTTTCTTCTTTGGCTTTTTCTTTTTCTTCCTCAGACATTTCTTTTTTACCACTATTTTCTTCTTTAGTGATTTTCTTTTCTTCTTCTTTTTCATTTTCGCGTTCTTTAGCTTCGCGATCCTCTGCCTCTGCAAATTGTTTAACTATTTTTTCGGCACGTGATAAATCTATTCTCATTCGATTTCTCCTAATTGTAATTGTTTAAGTTGGTTTTTAATATCTTTCGATTTCTGGATATACTCAGCAAGCTGTGTATCTTTTAATTCGCAATCTTCAGTTGATTGCGGTTCGCCTAATTCAATTTTTAAATATTTAGATAAAATTTCTGGCGAATGTTCTGCTAATTCTAATAAATGTTTTAACTCTTTGATACGAGTTTCTTCAAATGATTGGGCTTGATTAATAATTTCAATTTGTTGTCTTGGAATTTCTGTTTGTGATTGTTTTGCTACATCGTTATTTTTTTGGTATTTTGCAATAATGTTATTAATCATCATTTCAGATGCATCAACTTTTTCAGGATGACGTTGTGTACCAATCATTAACCCAAGATCAATGCTTGGCAAAGAAGTTTCCATCATTTCCAATAAGCCACGATTAGGTTCTGTAATTAATTTTTCATATTTCCATGGTGGAATTTTTCCAGTTTTTATCATACGTGACAATATCATGTGATTTGGAATAATAACTTCTTCGAGTTGACGTTCTTCAAATTGCAATGAATTCATTTTTTCGGCAAATTCTAATTCTTTGTTTTTAGAATTATTTACAATTGCAGAATTTTTAGCTTTTTTCTTTTTGTTTTTTTTGGTTTCTTTTTCGCTCATCATTAAACCACCATGTGGAGCGGCTTCATTAATGACAAAACTTACCTCTTTGATTGAACCATCTTCGCGAATACCCACAGAAGTATTGCGCAATAGATCACCATTAATTTTTTCTTTGGCATCTGGGTCTTTAATAACCGCATCAGCAATTAAGGATTGAATACCGTCGATTGATTCGATACGCAATAAACCCTTAAGATGTCCTACAGTATCATCTACATTAGATGTATCATGATTTTTGATAATCGGTATTACTTCAACATTTTCGAGTGGTTTAGACCAAAAAGATTTTAATTTGGCAAAAGGAGACATGTAACGCTTTTTAATCCAAGCGTTAGTTTTTTCAAGGGTGTCGTTTAAAAAATCAGCATCAATATTTACAGGTGTGCCATTTTTATCTTGTATATTACCTAATTCATACAATAATAATACTGGCACATGTATATCATGCGTAGCAAATTTACCATATTTCTGTAATTGATCGCTTGTAACTTCACGATCATGTTTTACATAACTGATTGACACTATTCTTACTCCGAGGCGTTATCACAACGTCTTGATGTTAATTATTGCCACAATTGTAGCATGTTATTTTATTACAGTGCAAATATTTTTAAGAAGTGTACCTTCAAATAGGGTAATTGTGGTATAATTAATTATTATATTTGTTTAATAATTTATTCAATTTTTAACCAAATATAATAAATTTAATAATTTTCATTTTTGAAAGGAATTTTTTATGAAAAAGTTATTATCTATTATATTATTTACATTATTTTCTTTTAGTTTTGCTGCTCCCGATCCGGTTACTGGCTTTTATTTAATGTTTACGCCTTCAGTGATTCCAGATATAAGTATTTCACAAAATCAATTTTCTTTGTTTCAAGTAGGCCCAGGAATAAACTCTTTACCATTGGGTTCGGGAAGAATAATAGTATCAGTCTATTTAACAAATCCTGATGTTGCAGAATTAGTTTATAACAATGGCAATCAATCTCGCCCTGGTACCTGTGTGCTTAATTATTCAGGTTTTAGAATTGACAATAGTTCGTGTAAATATGCTCTGGTAGGATTGCAACCGGGTACAACTCAAGTAGTAATCGGTTCGATAGATTATGGTCAAACTATTAGTAATGTTGTTACAATTACCCCTTAATCTGCTATCTAAATTTTGAAGCCCAACAGCGACAGTTATAATCCTGTCCTACATGATAACCGCCCGTTTCTTTGGGCGGTTCAAACAAAGAAACCCAACGAAAATTCATACGAGCATGAGTCGGTCTTACGCGACTATCCATTTGTGTATGCCATTGATATTCTGTGTATCCCTGAGATATAGCATTAGCAAATAAAAACTCCCGTACATTGCCAATGGTTGACATTGTTGTAAATAATACAATTTTATCTTCAGTATCTTTTGCTATTTTATGTACAAATTCAGTGCTAAGTTGATCGGTGTAACTATAATTTTGTTCTAAAACTGAAAGTTCTATGAATTTTTGTTTTATGTATTCCGTTGTAACGTTTAACATCTCATCGTTTGCAATAACGAGTTGATTTTCTTTTTTATCATTTTGATAACTGGTAACAGGTTTAATCAATGAGCTGGCCAATTCATCAGCTTTCGCGACATATTCAGCATTTATATCTTGTATTGTTCCGAAATTTTCAATACGCCAAAATTTAAAAACTTCATCAATTTTAAATTTTGTTAAATTTTGGATACTATTAAGCTCTAACAATAATGCACTAAAAGGTACAAGCAATTCATCGGCATATTGATTTTCATAACGCATTGATTTTGGATGATAATTGCGTATTTTTTTTATATTGTTATACATAATAATAACCCAATAAAGATACCAATAAAAAATAGAAAATATCTACTAAATTTGATAGTTTGATCAAATGCATTTATTTCATTTTTAAATTGTTTAAGTTTATAATTAGCAAATTTTTCAATGTGTTTGATTTTTTTCATTACATTAATCCTAGTCCGTGTTTACGTGGTTGTTGTACTGGTTTTTTAACAAAAATGCTAACCTGAGCGCGTAAATTAATTTGCGAACTCAATCCATAAGCTAATACATCAACCTGATCATCATGAGGCATTGTTTCACCGTCCATTAGTGCATGTTTTAAATCTGCACGAAAACATTCACATTCTTCAAAAAATTTAGCGGCCCAACTTGCTTCGACTGGCACATTTACAAATCCACACTTAATTATACCAAGCCCATCATTTAAACGTAGGAATTTATCTTTTTCCGGTATCAGTTCGAAAACGGGAATACCTTTGCGAGGCAACCGCTGCATCATACCTATACCGCATGCGCCTCGTTCAACATTTATCCCTTTAATGCTTAAATGTTTCCATTGATGCCATTTATCAATAATTAATTGTTCTAAATCTGGCTCTTCTAATTTAACCCGTACCCAGTCAATTATAAAAAACTTGCCTTCTTCAATTTTAGATTTAGCAAATAAACCTAACACACTATAATCGTTAGCTTCTTTGGTTCTGCTTGCACCATCTAAAACAAAATAAAACTCTTTAAAATAGCCCGGAATAGCAAACTTTTCTTGTGGGTCAAATCTATTAAAGTCATTACGATTAAGTACAGCCCCAAAATCTGCATAGCTAATATTCCAGTTGCCGCCTAATAATCTTTCTCGTTCAACTTTATTCTGAGATTTCAAAGAACTGAGATAATTGGGATCGGTTTCAAGTAAAATTTTATTATCATAAATACTAGCCGGAATAAACGTAAAACTTCGAGGACGTGCGCCAGAATCCCATTCTAGATCACTATAATATTCTCGCAAATCCTCTGGGGTATCTGCCCAAATTGGTTTATCGTCTTGAATCGTAAAATATTTAATTACTCCACTGCGTTCTTGAATGGCCAACCCCGTGTCTGGGTTAATCCACCAATCAATCCAACGTCTAACCCAACTATCTTTATCAGGATTACAGGTAGCTCTAACATATGGTTTAATTCCACACGTTGAACGATTACGAGATAATAAGTATGTAAATTGTTTTAAACTGAAATGCGTTACTTCATCAAATCCAAGAAAACATATTTCTGTTCCTTGATATTCATAAATTGTATTATCGTTCATCAAATGTGCAAATTTAATAGTAGCGCCGGACGGGAACTTCCAATCCAATTGTTGTTCGCGTGGAGTTGGTTTTATGAAAGGAGGTAATTTATTATAGAGTTCTTGAGAGGCATCCCATAAGCCACCTGGGCTACGAATTTCTACTCCGCTGCGACGAAATGTAAGAGCTTTAAATCCTTTTACATTATAATGTCTTAAGGGTTCCATGATTAATGCATGAGTTTTACCCCCACCAGCTTGCCCACCATAAAGAGCAATATCAGCTTTACATGCCAAGAACTTTTCTTGGGGACCTGGTTGTGGGCTTATGATCATTTTTAGTGCTTTAAAAATTACTCTATAATAAAATAGTCTTTGTCTTGTGGTCTTACCTGAAAAGCAGTGACAATGCCGTTATAATTATGATATTCTCCATTTTCATACCAAAAAATATTTGCGAGATTGTCTTTGGAGCATATTTTATAACCTTTTTTGGCTAATTTAATGGCTTCCACAAAATCAAAATATTTTCTTTTTTTTCTTTTTGATTCTTTATCTTCTGATTCAAATGATTCAATTAGTCTTAAAGCATCTGCATAATACCAGTCTTCATATGTAGTAGGTAAAAAATGTATTTTAACAAAAAATTTATCACCCCCCATTATTTGATGTATCGTTCCTTTAAAGCCCAGAGTAGAACCAAATTTTTTACCAATTGGAAATCCAATAATTTCCACCCTATCATTTAATTTAAATTTTGCTTTTTCTACTTCTTTTGGCTTTTTCTCATCCACTTTTTCTAATTGATCCGGCTTAAAACTCCATACATTAGCAATAGGATTTTTTTTAGTGTAACATTTTTTTGGTAAATCTGTAACAAATAGCTCATCAGAAAATGGAATAAACGAAATTACCCCATATTTACCAATTGCGCTTTTTACTCCATATTCTTTAACTACCGTTTGGTTTGTTAATTTAACATAAGCATCAGACAATATTTTGACTTTATCGCCTACTTTGAAATTAATGTTACTTTCATCTTCTACTTTAACAAAATAACCGCCTATATCGCTAACGGTAATAAATGCAGTTTTATGCAATTCTTGATATATCCCGAAATCTTTAGTAGTTATAAATATTTTATCATAATTTATATTTATTATATGATAGACTTCATTAGCAAGCCATTTATCCCCAGAAGCTCCTACCCATCTAAATTTATCGCCAATTTTAATATCTATTTTGTCAGCCGTCGGAGATTTTTCAGCATCACGTTTGGCTGAACATTTTGGACATAAACAATTTTTTTCTTCTTTTTCGATTTTTTCTATTTCTTTTAGTAAATCATTAAAAATTTTCAAAAAATCTTTTTTAGGTTTCACGTTTCTATCCTTTTTAAAACATTTAAAATTAAAAGCGTCAAGAGTAAGCAACAATAAACATATTGCCCAGATTATGATAGCCCATGTAGGTATCATTTATCTAACACCTTCCTTTAAATTATTATATTGCTATTTTCATCAAAAATCTGTAATATTTTTTCAATAGAAATTTCCGTCACAAGTTTTTTGTTTTTAAAATCATAACGTTGTGTGAAATTAATTAATGCTTTTATGATTTTACCCTCAAATTTTTGTGCTTTAACACCTAAAAAATCTTCATCTTTTACTGTGACACACAAAAAATTATTCCCGTCTCTTATTCCCCATGAACCAGAATCAGCATCAAAAATCATATTTATATATGCAAGAATAACGCATTCACTATGATGAGAAGAATATTGCATAAAATACATTTATTTGTCCCTTCCATTATCAGGTAAATAAAATTGAATTCCTTCGCTTTTTTCATTTTCTTCATTGGGTTTTAGATTCAGCAATTCAGGAGATTGTCCAATTGCTGCCAAATCTGGGATAGTGGCTTTCATCCTACTTGTCATAATGATACGTTTAAACGGATCAGGTTCAGCTAAAGTATCTCTTAGATTTTTGATATTGAGATTTACCACACCTTTTTTATAAGTATTCAAAGATTTACGAAGCTGTAATATTTCGTCCAACTGTTCCTGAACTGCGGAAAACTGCGACTCAGAAAGTGATTCAGCAATTTCGCTAATTTTTTCTTTAATAACAGTAACTTGCTGTTGTAATTTTTGAGTCCATTTTTCACGTTCTTTTCGTGCTCGGATAGTGCTTTCTGCAATTAAATATTCTTTGGATAAATTCCACGTACTCTGACCTAATTCATATTTGGTTTTAATTTCTTGCCAAAAAGATTCGGGTTTATGTTTAGCCATGATAATTAATCTCTTAAAGATTGAGAGCTTTTTTTGTGAGTAAGTATTGGTTCTTCAATCACAGAAAATCTTGATACTTGCCGTGTTGATTTGTCATCTTCTTTAAGATGTCCATGTTTAATTGCATCTGCCATTTCGAAAGGTTGTGGTCTACCCATTTTATCTTTGTAATTTTCAATAAAAGTACTAATAGTTATTTTGTCATTTTTATGAGCCTCAAAATACCAATTTGGTACATCTACAATATCACCCATTTTTACATCACGCATTTCATATTCCGAGCCTGCCAATAAACGTTGTTGATAGGATTTAAAATCATTATATTTCATTTTTTTCATATTTTCAACATGTTCCGAATAAATTTCATCCGGTATCATATGTACAGATGTTGTAACGTTAAATTTTACTTTTTTCATGGCGCAGCTCCTTTATTTTAAATTAGAAATTGAATCAAATATTAAATTACCTTTAGCAAACTGATCTTTAGTGCCGGATACAGTTTGTTCTACAAGTCCGTCAATAGTGTATTGTGCTTCTTGTTGCATATTTCTTTTCACATTTTTTTCTTCTTGAATTACAATACCTTTAATCAAATTAATACTCATTCTAGTACTGGCCTCGCCCATGAAAATTACATCAATTATTGTATTTGTTTTAATTTTGTTATAAATATCACTGGGTAGATATATTTTATTTGGGCTTTGAGTTATAAACATTATTTATTTTCCAATATAGCTGTTTTGCCTGTAATTTTTTCCCATCTTGCAATTATAACATCGCAATATTTTGGGTCAAGTTCCATACTATAATTTATTCTATTTGCTTTTTCACACGCAATAAGAGTGCTACCAGAACCACCGAATAAATCTAATACAATATCTGACTTTTTGCTACTGTTAGCAATTGCAATGTCAACTAAGGCCACAGGTTTTTCGGTTGTATGAATTTTTTCTGTAGGCGCTAATTTTTGCACAGACCAGACATCTTGTTGCGAACCGTGCGCTGCGTAACTTTCAGCATTTCGTTGTGAATAAAAAATAAACTCATGATTATTTCGATAGTGTCCAAATCCAAGACTCATCCATTCTTTATTCCAAATTATCCAAGCATCAATTTTTAAATCAATTTCATTAAATGCTTGTAAAAAAATAGGAGCACACTTCCAATTATTGCACACATAAAAAGGAGCATTTTCATTACAAACTATTAATAAATTAGCAAAAACATCCAATAAAAAATTGGTTAATTCTTCAGGGTTTAAATCATCGTTTAAAATCATTGTCATTTGTGGACGAATCTTTTTACTTCTCATTCCCGTGCCAGCAGAATATTTAACTCCGTAAGGTGGGTCGGTAAATACCATATTTGCCTTATTTCCGTTCATTAACTTTTCAACATCATCAATCATTGTGCTATCTCCGCACATAATACGATGATTACCTAATAACCATACATCTCCATATTTGGTTTTTGGTTCTTGAGGTATTTCCGGAATAAAATCTTCATTTTCTAAAGTCTGCAAAGCATCATCAGAATTATCAGCAAATGGTAATTCCATGCCCCAATCAAGTAATAATTCAGTATCCCATTCGTTTGCTAATAAGTCAAAATTCCATTGGCCATATTCCAAATTATCTTTAACGATAAACTCATTTATTTTGTCTACAGACCAATTAACAACATGACAAGGCGCATGAGTATACTCAAGATGTTTTAACGCTCGCAAACGTTGATTGCCGCCAATTACTACGTATTTATCTTCTAAAGCCACAACAACCAAAGTGCGAACTTCGATCATTTCCGGAAAGTTTTCAATTGATTTAATTGCTTTGATAAATCCATCTTGCGTTAAATCACGGGGATTTTGTTTAACCCCTTCAATTTGTCCATCATTTTGCTGTAAAAGCTTTATGTCAATGAGTTTAGCTTCAATCATTATCAGATTCTTTAAAACGCATCGTATCAATCTTGTGACTGCGATACATTTTACATACGTCTTTTCGATTATCAATTGCTAATGATATTGATTCACCTAATGCCAGAATTTTATTCAGTAAAACCTCTTTAATTTCGACATCATCATCAGTATCGGTATCAATATCATTGTAATAAAATGAATTAATAAATGTTATTTTGTTTTTTTTAAGCAAACCAGTAATTTTTTCATAATCCTGTTGATTTAATTTGGCAGCAGTAATCAAACATATTTTATATTTTTGTTCAGCATAACCCCTTAAACAATCAGCAACAACATCATTAATTTGTTCGTTTTCGTTTAAAAGTGTACTATGAAGATCACATAAAATTATCATTTAAAAATTTCCAATTGTAAAAGATAAAAATTATTTAAAAATGTTTCTAATTTGAAAATAGGTAAACCACATTCAATTGCAAGCTGCATTTCTTTTTCACAAGTTGGATGTAATGATGAATCATAAGGTGCATACACAAAAACATCAGCACTAGTTAATTGATGATAAGAATATTTTCGTGCTTGCTGCAATGGTTTAATCGCTAAAGCAGGATCAAAACTATCAACTTGAACTAATCCAGAAAATAAGGAACACAGATCATTTAAACGTTTAATGTTGTATTCAATAATTGCTGGTTCAATTCCTCGCATTGGTTGACACAAAAAAATGCGTTTTTTTGGTTTTATTTCTTCTGAAATATTTGTTGCAGCAACTTTTTCAGAAGCAACTGATTTATTCACAATTTTTTTTGGTCTTGCCATTATACTTCACCAATAATGTTGCCGCTTGGTTCGTGGGTAGAAGTATCTGGTTCTTTTTTTAGATTTTCATCTTCAATTTGTGTATTTTTGGCAATTTCGGCTAATTCTTCAGGTGTTAAATCTCTAGGTGCAACAGTTTGAGAATCAAGTAAAAAACGAGCCATTCCACCTGCGGGTTGAGTCAATTGAGAATCTTCTCCGTGTGTAACTTTGATCACAAGTCTATTGTCTGCCAAAAGAATTTTAGTAAAAACCAGATTCGGTATTGTTGTTTCGTTTACAGCTAACACTTCAGTTATTTGCATAATTTTTTTCCTTTAGTGAAAAAAAAACCCCACTCTATAATGAAACGAAGCGGGGTTTTCTGTTGAATGCGTACATTCAATTCGCTCGTTTCATAATGCAAATTCAATGTACAGACTGCATTATAACCAATGTTTTTGCATTTGTCAAATTTTTTTTAATTTTGTTTTTAATTTTTTTATTTTTTGAATTTAACCGTTTAAACGCTCTATAAGCTTTTCATTTTAGCCTGGATATAGTAAGATACCACACCACCCATTAAAACTTAACCTACACCCCAAGAAATCGAAATAAACAACATATAGGGTTATGAGTTAAAGTCTGTAAAATCAAATTTGTTGTTTTTGTCGTTTTTCAAACTCTTCAGATTCGATCACGTGATTTCTGTGTGCAATTAACGAATTGCCGTACAATCGAACATTTTTGCTGTCAGTAATGATGCGCTGTCGTGGCTTTACTAATGCCCGATAGTTTTGTCCCGTCAATAATGCGTCTTCAATGTCTAGCGCTTCATTTGCCCATTTGTGTAACGTGATTATGGTTGTGCGTATTTGGTGTGGTTGTAAAGAGGGTTTAGCCAAAATGTAACCGTAGATCATGTCCCATTCAGCGTTAGTAAACTTTGCGTTTTGTTCTTTTGCTATTTTTTGCCAACAGTCAAAACTTTCATTTGCCATTTTTTTGATGTAAGGAGGTGTTTCCAAATTTTGCGGAGGGGGTGTTTCCGAAGTCGCGCGCATGCGCTGTACTTGTACTACTCTTTCTCTTTCTCTCTCTCTTTCTCTAGGAGCGTTACATTCGTTACAATCACTTGTTACCTGATCGTTACCTTCTGTTACATGTAACGAATGTAACGCGTTACATTCTGCATTTGCCTTCTTGCGAAGCCTATATTTTGCAACCCTTTCCGAAGAATCATCATATTTACCAATGAGTTTAGGTACTTCAATAAAGAAAATTGTATTGTTATCAACATCTTGCATTAAATTTGTGCTTCGTAAAAAACTGACAGCCATTTTTAAATTATCTACCTCTTCATCCAAAATTAATGCCAATTCTTCTTCAATTTTTGGCTCTAAATTTTGAAATTCATAGTGACCTTCAGTATTAACTGTGAGCAACATTAATTTCTGATAAATGATCAAATATTTGTCCCCACCCGCAATTTTTCGCAATTTTTTTACTGCCGGAGAACTAAAAAAATCCACCTTCAATTTCAACCAATTATTTTTTTTATTATCGTTCATCTTTTAAATCCTACCATTTTATAATTGTCTTTTTCTGATTTTTCGCCACCTGGTTCAATTGGTTTAAAAAATTCTTTGGTGTCTTCATTCCAACGCATTCCAGCATCTTTCATTGCCATTACAAAATCTCGTTTATCTTTAAATTTTTTATCATTTACTTGGCAAATAGGACAACCCAACCATTTTATTGCGCCAGAAGGAAATCGATGTAATTCGTTATCAAAATAACGTTGATGACGTTGACAAAAATCATCAATTTTAGTATCAAGAATATGCGGGATTTTAAAAGTAATCTTATCTTTTTTACAATTTTTAAAACCATCTTCTTTTTGACAATTTTCATGACCTCTATGCCACACTTGCATTGTTATTTCATGTTCTAAGGTTTTAAAGGGATTTTCAAGATTTTTGGACATTATGGAGGCTCCATTAAAAAACCCTATTCATCACAAGGTACTAGCAAGTAAGAAATAGGGCTATTTAAAAGGTTATACACCAATCAACAGCCTAGTACGCCACACATTGGTGTGCAACAGACATTACTATAACTCAAAATATATCCAATTGTCAAATTAATAATATATTGCATTGCACAACAGAAAGTTCAAAATAAATGCAAAAAAGATTTGACACTTGAATACCTGATGTGGCATAATACAGTCATAGGTTGGCAAATTGGTTGCCAGCAAAAACAAAATGAGGTAATAAAAATGAAAACATTCAACAATCAAACAAATACTTACAAAATTTTCAATTTAATTGATATTAATGGCATCAATTGGGTGGGTGATTTTATTGGCAATACTGGCGCTTTAAATGATGGCCAATTTAATTGGGATGACGAATTAGATGCCTATATTTGTGATAATGATACTTACGATTGGTGGCAAAATGCTATCAAAAAACAACAATGGATCACAAATACTGAACAGGAAATTAAACAACAAATTACAGATAATGTAAAATATGATAATTTTATTAATAATTTTATACAATGTGGAGATAATGATTTAGAAATGAGTTTAATGTTACAAATTGATTTTTTAACAAATTTCGCAACAAATAATAATTTACAAATTCAGGAGATTTAAAATGACAAATTTAACAGAATTTAAAGAAACATTAAGACAATATTACAATGATTGCATAGCTGAAAGACACCACAAAATGAAAAGATTAGCAGATGCGTATAATTTGCCACGCAAACGTTATGAAAAAGCGTTTGCGTTGGGTGAAAAATTATTTAAAACTGAACAAATGCGTGCACAAACTTATCTTAATGAAAGGTTAAAATGAAAACTTTAGAAGATTAGTAGGATTGGGAATTTCATATTTGGGATATTTTGGAGATAATAAAGAATGATAATAATTGATACTTGCGATAAATGCAAGCATTTTAATAAAAAACTTTGGGACGAAACCGACGGTTATAGTCATGAATATTGTTATTATGGTATAGATTGTTCCCCCAATTTTGGATGCATTGATTGGGAAGAAAAACCCAAAGATGATAGCAGAATAAAAGCACTTGAAGAAAATGTTGCAAAAATTCTTAATATGTTTTTGGAGACAAAATAATGATAAAAATTGAAAAAATAGAAACTGATTTGACTGTTGAGGATATTTTAGAAAAATATTCGGAAATTTTATTTGAGAAAATAGGGCTTCCATTTATGCGTGGTGAGCTTTCGACTGTAATGTTAATTGCGGATGTGGAAAGTTTAATAAAACTAGATTTAAAAAATATCGGAATAGACACAATACAAGGAATAGCAATTAATGTAATTAAAATTACAGATGCGTTTATTGAAAGATTATACTTATCAATAAAACTAGCAAATGAAAAGGTGTAATTATGGATAAAATAATTTTAAATGAAAATACCTTATTTTTGGATACTGAAACTACTGGATTAGATAGTAATGCAGAAATATGCGAAATAACTATAATTGATCATAATGGTTTACCATTAATAAATACTTTGATTAAACCAATTAAACCAATTCCAGAAGAAGCCATTAAAATACATGGTATCACTAATGAGATGGTAAAAGATGCGCCCAGTTTTTCAGATATTTATTTTGAATTATTAAATATTCTTTTTTTAAAAAAAATTATAATTTATAATGCAGATTATGATTTACGTTTATTGAGACAATGTGCTGATTTAACTGGGGTGCATCATAAATCACGTGAACCATTTGAAGCAGTACAAGGTAACAGTATATGTGCCATGAAATCATATCAACAATTCACTGAATCCAATAAATGGACTAAACTTACTAAAGCATGCGAACAAATGAAAATTGATGTGTCTGATATAACGGCTCATAGAGCATTGTCAGATTGTATAATGACTTTAAGATTAATTAAAGCCATTAATTCAAAACTCGATTTAATGGTAGCTGGCACAGAAGTAAAATACATCGGGAATGACCAAAAATATTATGGCAAAATGGGAATTTTTGAACGCATGATCAGTAATAGTTCGGCGGCTAAAATTAAAATTGACAATATAATGGCAATCTTTGACATATCAAATCTGATTGCAATTGATGAAAAGGAACCAAACAATATGACAACTCAACCAGAAATTATTACAAATAATCAATTAACTTCAGAAATTAAATTTGATATAGTTTTTAAACAGCCAGAAATTAATTTTGATGAAGAACAATTTAAGGCTAGTATTAATGACGTAATAGCACCCGTGAAAGATTTGGGGGATAATCCAACAAAAGAAGTATTAACTGAAACGCTGGCTAAATTACGTAAATTTCAAAAAGAAATTAGCGATAGACGTATTGCAATTGTCAAAGAAATTAAACAGCCAATTACTGATTTAGAATCTAAAATCAAAAAAGGTGATGCCGAAATTGAAACTTACATCAGTAAATACGATGCATTACTTAAAGTTATCGAAGCTAAAACTAAAGCTGTAAAAAAAACAGAAATTGATTTAATGATCACAAAATATATTGAATCTAATAAATTAAACAAAATTTATGCAGAAAAATTGACGTTTTTAGATGAATATTATTTGGTGAAATGGTCATTTGAAAAAATAGCTATAGATTTGGATAAAAGAGCGGCAGAACTATTTAAACAGCAAGATTATGAGCGTATACAATTAGAGCTTAAGAACACGCAAATTGAAAGCCGAGCGCGTTTAATTGAACAGCTTAATGCAGAATATAATCTTGAATTTAAATATGCAGCTTTACCGATTGATAATTATGATGATTTAGCAGTTAAACAACATTATATTAAGACTAGATCTACTCTTGATGAAGCACAAAAACAAAAATTAGCTGAAAAACCGATAACATCACAATTTGAACAAGCGGCAAAAGTAACGGCTGAACTTGATGCAATTGCTGAAGTTTGGACTCATTCAAAAAATGAAGAAGTTTTTCCGAAAACTGAATCTGATTCACCTTATTTAATATATCAAAATTTACGTCTTGGTGCAGCTAATCAATCATTAATAATGCAAGCTGTTGCAAAATTAAAAGCTGATGGTTTGAATGTGGAGTTTATAAAATGAAAATACAAGATTGGGAAATCAAAGAAGGCGCTATCTTAGCTAAAAGTGCAATAAAACCAACATTTACATTACCTTCGTGTTTTGTAGGTGAGTATTATGACTCCACTCACAAATCTTTTGTTGTTATTTTTATTGGCGGCCACAGAGAAGAATTTATTTATGAAATCGACGATCCTCAGGCTGAAATTGATTATGATTCAATTGTTATTAATAGCGAATTACCTCAATCGTTTACTCAAAATGAGGTGATAGATGAGTGGAAAGGAGAATATACCGTTTCAAGAAATAAACTATAAATGTTTCACATGAAACATTTTGCACCGCACAACAAAAAGTTTAAAATAAATGCAAAAAAGATTTGACATCTGAATACCTAATGTGGCATAATACGGTCATAGGTTGGCAAATTGGTTGCCAGCAAAAAACAAAATGAGGTAATAAAAATGAAAAATCAAGATTTACAAAAATTTATGGATGAATCCTTGGCTCGTGCTAAATTAAACTTTAAATTTAGAAAAAGTATTGAAAAACAATTCGGTTTCAAAAATTTGGCTATATGGTTTTTATCAAATAATCCTCAAGATATAATTGTAAAAGTTGAATCAAATACCGAAAATTTAGCTATTTTTAATAAAACACCTATCAAATTTATACAAAATTTTTTATTAAATGAATTTAATCATGAAGTTAAAGACATTGGCTATTCAATTTAAAGGAGATAAAAATGCTTAAATATGTAACAATTTGCGACCAGCGTTATAATTTAGAGGCTTTACAAGCTAAATATGAGACTACTAGCATTAAATTGCTTGCTCGTTATGTAGATGCTGAACAACATCAAGATAACGAACGTATACGCTTTTTAAGCCAAGTATGCGGGCACGAATGTACTACTGACACAATTAATTAAGAGGTAACAAAAAATGAATTTAGAAAACTATAAAAATATTAATAACTCACATAAATCGTATCAATTAATTGATAGCAAAAAAGGCACAATCATTTTAGATAAAGATTTTAAAAATGACAAAACAGCAATTAAATATATTGAAAAATTATACAACGGAAACGTTGCACAAGGATTGTACATTGAATCAGCAGATTGTGATTTTAATACATCTATAATCAAAAAATATTGATAATAAGGAAATAAAAAATGAAAACAGAATTATTAAAATTATCATTTAAAGATTATTGCGATATAGATGCAATAAACTCAAGCAAACTAAAAGATTTTTTTGCTGATCCAAAATTATTTTATAAAACGTACATTACAAAAACCGTTGAAAAACCAGAAGAAGAACGTCATTTTGTTGTTGGTAGAGCAATACATTGTTTGGTTTTAGAGCCAGAAGAATTTAATAAAAATTTTATGGTTGGTGAGAGGCGTAAAAGCACTAAACTTGGTGTTGCAAATCATGCTATAGCTCAAGACTCGGGATTATCATTGATTAGTGAAGATGAGCATTTATTGTGTCAATCCATAGCAGCCGAATTGCCGGAACAGTACGAATGGAGTAAATATCACAGAGACGCTTTAAATATTTATAGCGAAATTGTTATTTTGTTAGAATTGGAAAATGGCATTAAATTAAAAGTTATGCTTGATCGTTGCATAGAGCATGCTGATGTTGTTTATGTAGATGATATTAAATCAACGTCAAAAAATAACGATAGTGATTTTGATGATGCTATAGCAGAATATGATTATTTACTACAATTTGCTTTTTATAAATATGTAGTAGAACAACATTTTGGCAAGCCTTGTATTTTTAGATTTGTATTTTGTAGCAAAAATGAACCGTTTAATATAGCTTTTATACGAATGAATGATACACAAGCTGACACCGGATTTAAAGTTGTAGATTATGCTCTTAGTAAGTACGTACACGGACAAAAAACTGGAGAGTGGTACAATCCACAAGTATACGAGCGAGAGGCTATATTACCAGCTTATAAGATGAAAAAATATTTAACATTTTTAGGAAATTAAATTATGAATGAATTACAAGTTACTAATACAAAAACAGAAGTATCAGAGAAAAAATACTTTACTCTTTTACCTCAAAATCTAACTGAAGCTACAGAACTAGCAGAACGCTATTCAAAATCTGGCATGGTTCCAAAAAACTACGTTAATAATCCTGGGGCTATTTTGGCTGCGTGGGATTTTGGCGGTAGCTTGGGACTTGGTTTAATGCAATCGTTACAGGGGATTGCAGTAATAAATGGGATGCCAACGTTGTGGGGCGATGCGGCTCTAGCTGTAGTTATGGCAAGCGGTCAATTAGAAGATATTGACGAATCAATAGCCGGACAATGTACAGTTATTAGAAAAGGTAAAAAACCTAAAACTACCTACTTTAGTATGGAAGATGCAGCATTAGCAGGATTAACAAAAAAAGAAGGCACTTGGAGACAATACCCGAAACGGATGCTACAAATGCGCAATAGAGCATTTGCATTACGTGATAGCTTTGCAGACATATTAAAGGGTATGCAGATAGCTGAAGAAGTACAGGATTATGTTAATCCTTATCCAAATGCTTTAAATGTAGAACCAAAGAAATTTGAAAGTGTTTTATCATCTGCTCCTTCAGTTAATAATGTTGAACCACAATTACCGGAAACTAATTTATCTATTGATGAAATGAATGAAACTTTAGAATTGCACACTAAGATTAGAGAGTTACGTAAATTAAAAGACGATGTAATTAGGGTACAATTCAAAAATCCTGATGATATTGCAAATATGGATGCTGTGATTGATGGTGGCTTTGTTGGTAAAACATTGCAAGATTTGCGAGACCAAGCGGATTTTTTGATTAATTTATAAATAAAATGCGACCTTGCATATGTCGGAATTAATGAAATGTTACCTCATCATTCCCACAAGAATGTTTTTAAAAAACCGAGTAATTAATTCAACGTAAAATATGCAATCAATGGGAATGTGTCGGAATAGGTAGACGAATTGCGGGATTATCCTTACGCTTTATGGGTTGGGGCATTTGAAATAATATAAATATAATCATGTGAGGTGCAAATCCTCACCATTCTCACTATTTGTAAACCATTTTTTTAATTTTTAAAGGAATAGACAAAATGATAAAAATGCCACCACCAAGCCCTTGTAAACACGGCACACCAATAGATGAACCGTGTCCTTATTGTGAAGAAGAATATAGTATAAAAGGAAGTTAAAATTATGCACAGGAACATTTAAAGAGAGGTGTAAAAAATGATTAACGGATGGTATTATTTACATGCAAATGGGAATTTAATTTATAAACCCAAGGATAATAATACTTGCTCTGATATGAGAGAAAATGTGTTTGTACGTGCTATATGGCCAGTTAATACATCAAATATAGAATATAAATGGAATATATTAGTTGAGGCTTTATCGTTAGATGCCAATAAGGAGCGCATAAAACATTTAGCTCAAAAGTGGGGGTGTAATAATA